AGCGCGTCGCCATCGGATTCAACAGCCTTGAGGCACACGGCCTCGGTCTGGTCTTTGACGTACTGCAGCGCGCCGCCATTGGATTCAACAGCCTTGAGGCACACGGCCTCGGTCTGGTCTTTGACGTACTGCAGCGCGTAGCCATTGGATTCAACAGCCTTGAGGCACACGGCCTCGGTCTGGTCTTTGACGTACCGCAGCGCGTCGCCATCGGATTCAACAGCCTTGAGTGATGCTTCGATACCTACGATTGCACTAAATTTGATTTTCACGGTTCATTTCTCCAGGTTAAAAACTCTTTGGTGAAGGCCCGGCAGACCTTCGCTAAAAAGCCCCGAGTGATCGGGGAACTGGCCGGGGCCAGGGGGAGGGACATTCATTCATCCGGCGAGCTGCTTATCACGCTCAAGCAATGCCGCGAGCAGCTTGTCTTGGTCTGAGCCGGATGCCATGTTCTGCACGTCGTCGCCGATGAGTTGCAGCGTCGCAAGGTCAGTGCATGCCTCGATCTGCTCAAGCGTTGGGCTTGAGTCGTTGCCGATTGCTTGCGTGCCCTTACTGATCTCGCCCGTTGCTGGGTCAACGCCCTCCGGCACGAAAGCAAAGTCGCCGTCGATGGTGTCGAGGTGCTGATCTTTTCCAGACTCGGCCATGCCGTCCAAAACGGCGGCAGTCTGGAACTCAATCGACAGTGGCAGGTACTTCGCAAGGCGACGAATCGCAGTCTTGCGGCCCATCTCGATAAAGTGATCTTTCCACGGGCCGTATGCACCCTTGCTCTGAGTCGAGGCCATGATCTGATGCACTTGGTGCAGGCTCATGAACTCAAACGAGTGGCCGCCATCCTTCAGTTTGGCAACGGCGTAGAAGCCGATAACGTCCCCACGCTCACCGAGTGCCGGCTTGTGCTCAAGTCGCTCATCCAGGCCATACACCATGTCGAACTGGTCGTGCTGGCATACCTCATGCGCTGCAATGCTCACGATCTGACCAGATCGGCGCGCAAGGTCGATCAGGCCTTTGTAGCCGATGATGACCTGCACGGACTTGACCCACTTGCTGCCGCGCTTGGTGTTGAACGGCACGAGGTAGGCATGACCCAAAACCGTATTTGGCTCAAGGCCCATCTGTGCGCATTGGCCGATGGCGCCCACCAGCGATGCAACGTCGCATTCGGCAAGTGCCGGCGTCGTCGTGGCCGCGATCTGCGCGACCTTCAGCAAGCGTTCGGCGTTCAAGTGCTTGGGCAGCATCTTGGCTATCTCGCCTTTCTTGGCCTGCAGCAAATGCGCGATCTGCTCTTTCGGTTTCATGTCGGCCAAGGGCTTACCGGTTGCGACTGCCTTGAGTGCTTGGGTGGTGCTCATGATTGCTTGCCTTTCTTGAGTCGAAGGACTCGGATGGTTTTGGTCTTGGTGTACTGAGCGACGATTTCGGGCAGCTCAGCCTTGAGTAAGGTTTGGTCGATGCGGCTGTCTTTCTGTCCCTTCCATGTCGCCAACTCTTGGCCCGCGAATGTGAGGACAGAATTCGGGCTGATGAACTCACCCACCTCGAAAGTCAGCGACTCTTCGATGTCTTCGAGTGCCTTTATCTGGCGCTTGACATCGGCGAGGCGTGAAACCTTTTCGCGAATGTCGTCGGTTGCCTCGATAGACTGGCCGTTGTCGAGCGGGAACAGCGCTTTGATGTCACCGAACGTCATCGGGTCGGGGGGCGCGTCAGCGAGAACGTGATCGACCCAGAACGAGACCAGCATCGGGCGCATGCCGGCGATGGTTTCTTCGTCGCGGTTGACCCAGTAGATTTCGACCTCATCAAAGCTGCGTAGGGCAGCAACCAGGCAGCGCGAGCGGCCCGTGATCATCAAGCCGTGCATGAATTGCGCGGCGTATTCGATGGGCACGTCTTCGGTGTCTTCTTCGCCCCACTTCTTACGAGCGAAGCCCGATACGCTCTTTGCATCGCCGTTGATGTGCTCGCCGTCTAGAAGAATCTCGAAGTCGATTTCGCACGACAAAAACGCATGCTCCGGATCAACATAGCGCTGATTGGTTGCGAGCAGTTCGACCTCATGTCCGCGCTCGCGCAGTTTGTCGATCACCATGTCGATGATGAAGGGCTCAAGCTTGTGCCCTCGGTCGAAAATCTTCTGGCGCGCAGCGTCTGGCGCTTCACGCTCAACGCGCCCGGTCTTTTGCTGCCACAACTCGACAGGGGTAGCCCACGGGCTCAGGCCCATGACTGCAGCGGCGTCTGAGCCGCCCAGGAACTTGGATCGGTCTGGATGGGTAACGATTGGCGCATTCATTGCTTCAAACTCCCCACAATCAAACCAACAACCAGCCCAGCCACAGCGCAGAAGCACCAGACGGGCACCCAGAAATTGAACGCTTCGAAGCGCGTCAACGGCTCGCCCTCTTCGCTCTGCACAGGCTTCAGAACCAACGCGCCGTCTTCGCTGAAACACTCCGGCACCCACTCACGCAGAGGCACGCCCTGGGGGCATTCGTTGTGCTGCCAGTTCATAGCAGGCCCCTTGCTTGCGCGATGTTCTCGGCATTGCTCGTGGCGTAGTCTTCGCAAATCAGCTTGCGCAGGGCGCTGGCGTGCGTCGAATCGCATTCCTTCAGCAGCAGGAAAAACGCCTCCTGTACCTCCAGACTGTCCATGACCTCGTTCACGGCCTCGACGCGGTGCACCGATGTTTCGATAGGGTTGCAGCCGGCATGCGGATGAGGGCGCGTCGAGTCCAGCAGCGTGCGGTCGCCTGCGAGGGCTTGCGACATGGCAACGCGCAGTTCGAGCGTCACGAGCTTCAGGGCGTTTGCGCGAGCTTCATCGCGGTCGAGCCCGTCCTGATACTTTGACTCCGCAGACTTCGCGAACTTGCTGCCGACGTTGGCGTCTGTGAGGTTGTAGATTTGGGCCATCACAGCACCGCCTCTGCCATCTCTTCGGCTTGCGCTGCAAGCGCTTCGCACAATGCGCGGTCGCGACCGATGGTCTTTTGTGCGTAGGCCAAAAGAGCCTCGCGGATCAGGTCGGCTTTTCTGCTCTCGGCTGCCTGGCTTGCGTTGATCTGTCCCATACGTCACCTTTGGTTTGGTGTTGCGATGGGAGAATGTTCGCAAAAGATTGCGAAGTAGTCAAGCAAAAGATTGCGATGTATGCGCAAAAGGTTGCGACTTTACAATGTAACATCCGCCACACAGCCGCAAAAAAGCCCGCTCGCGGCGGGCTGGTGGGGCTACCACAACGGGAGCGAACGGGAAAAGCGCGGGAGTGGGGCGTATGCAGGCGTCTGCACGCAAACCAGAATTTGTGCAATGCGTCAAACAGGGCACGAAACGACCCCTTGATTCGGGGAACTAGGGGTTACGTACGCTGGGGCGATGCCTCAAAATGAAGGGGCTGAAAATTCGGGCCTCGCACGCCCATGACAAGGAGAGATATCCATGACCGCGACAGCTACTATCTGCGCAAAATACAAGAACGTGGACGGCATCCACGTCTTCTATTCGGATGACATGCCCGGGCTCTATGTGGCGCACAAGGACGCGAAAACTGCGTTTGATGATGTTGGCCCTTCTATCCAGGCTCTACTCAAACTGGATGAGGGTGTTGATGTCGAGGTGAAGGCCGCCCAAGACTTCCGCGAGTTCCTGCACATCCTGCGCAAAGACAAAGACGCGGCCAATGGGTCACAGCTCGTCATGTCCGACAAGCGCTACTTTATTGGGGCTGCTGCGGCGTGAATCCGTACAAAGTAAAAACCTGGGGAGAGATTGAAAAGGCGCTTCGTGATTCCGGGTATGAGCCAACGGGTAGCAAGACCGCTACCGGCGAGTTTTGGCGATGCTCAAAATCTGGGCGCCACATTCAAGTTCCCAACTCACTGGACGACATGTACCCGAACTACATCTATCGCGATCTGATAGATCGAATAGAAAAAGCTGGGTCATCCCACTTGCACTAAACCAAAGCCCGCATCAGCGGGCTTTTTGTTGGGCGCGTTGGTTCTAAAGCTTGGGCGGCAGGTCTACATGCACGTCGATAATTTTCCCACCTCTCCAGACCTGAAAAACGACATCGCCGGCAGGGGTGGCGTCGATTGCCGTGGAGAACTGTTCATCGCTCCATATCTGGGTGCCGCCAACCGACAGCAGAATGTCCCCCGCAAGAATGTTGGCTCGAAATGCTGCGGTGTCATCCACCACGAGATCGACCATCAACCCGCCGTTTCTCTCAACAGCGCGCCTAGCTGCGTCATTCAATGTGCTGGTGTGCAGGCCTAGGCGCCATTTCCTTTTTGCCAGATAGACGGCCAAGTAAGAGGATCGGTGCACCGTGACGGGTATGTATGTGGTGGTTGTCCCGTATGTGGTTGTGGTGGAGCTTCCATAGGCGTTGACGACCCCACCAGATCCGAAAGCTGTCGCGTTACCAGTGCTGTGCGAAGTCGTGCTGGACGGGAGTGTTAGAGGAACGGATGAGGTGGTGGAGCCAACGTAGTCCACTTGGAGCAGCGCAACTTCCGCACCCAGCTTGACGCCGAATTCCGCAAGATCGCGGTCGCTCGCACCATCCCCTGGCCCAACAAAAGACGACTCGCCAAAGGCAACAAACCCCTTTCTTTCAAGCGCCTTCACGCTCTCTTTGATGTTTGCCGTTTTGATGACCGATGGCGGCCCCTGGTGAGGGATAACTCCGCGCACCTCAGCCGAGCTTGATGCTCCAGTGTAAAAATCCTTGTACGGCGCTGCGCACCCAGTCAGCAGCACGCACGCTGCGATGATTTTCCACATACCCCCCCCCTCAAATGCCCTGCGGCTTTTTTGTTTCTTCCAGCTTCTCATACCAAGCAGCCTCCCGAGCACCTGGCGCTGCGTTCAGTGGATCATCCACAGTGGTCAGCGGCAGCGTTCCTTGCTTCGGGTTGCCGTCACCGATCTTGATGGTTACGCGCTGATTCGGCCAAGACCTCGATAGCTCGGCGGTTTCGCGCATCCGCCGACTGGCGATCAGGCGCTCGGCTGCCGCGACCAGCTCGCGCGCCTCTTTCATGACGGCGCCCATGATCTCGGCCTGACGTTCTGGCCCTAGGTCGCCCAGGGCGCGCAGGAATTCAGCCTCTTCGCCGACCACGGTAAATGCGGGCAGGTTGCCCTCTGAGTGCTCGGTTAGAAGGTCGACGACCGACACGCCAAGAGCCCGAGCAAGTCGCTCGACTTCTGCCAGTTTGGCGGATCGCTCCTTGCCGGTGCTGGTCACTGCCGGCTCGGTGTCCAGGTAGTTGCCGATGGTGTTTGCGGCCACGCCTGCCTGCTTTGACAGGGCGAGAGCCGACAGTTTTGCTGCGCCCATGTAACGGGCAAGGTTCTCGGCAAGGATCTGGTTTGCGGTCTTTTTGGGCATAGCAATACTTTGCTATCCTTGATTCGCAATGTGTTGCTTGCCATATTCGCAAAAGATTGCGATACTTGCGGCATGAGCACACAACCCGAACCCGAACTCGATACCGAAGTCCGCGCAGGGCTGGAGCGTCATCGCGGCGATTGGCCTCGAATTGCCCAGTCTGCAAGCGTAAGCCATTCGTGGATCTCGCAATTCGTGCGGGGAAAGATTCCGAACCCCGGCTATGCGACGTTGAAGCGTCTGCATTCCGCGCTCGACGAACGCCACCCCACCAAGGCGGGGACGTGAGATGCACTCAAGCAAGGAGACCCTGATGTCATTCGACAAAGACCAAGCCGCGCAGTACGCAATTGACCGCGCTACTGATGCCGCCATGCAGGCCGAACTGCAGGGACTTGATGCCAAGCCGGCAGCCCTGGCGGTCATTCGCGCATACAAGGCGGCAGTTTCTGAGCTGATGAAGCCCGAGGCGGCTACTTCTTCGCGCCGGGCTCCTCGCAAAGCTGCTTCAAAAGCGTGAGCAGATACATGGCATCCGACTTCGCGTGCTTCTCTGCTGACGACTCGGTCAAGTGCGAGCCGATCAAGCGGATCGCGTTCGCGCGCAGTGCTTCTTGCACCAAAGCCAGTGCGTTTGCTTCGCTGAGTTTCATGGGCGCCCTCCTTGGGCTGGTTGGTTGTGGAACCTCCAGCGTAACCGAGGCAGGGCGCCCACCAATTTGGAGCGCCTAAATGCGCCGCATCGCCTCCCACGTCGCCGCCGCAGCTGTCGGCATAGCCATGTGCAACGACTCGCCCGCGCTGTTCTTGTTCGCCGCGCTGGTGATGTTTTCGCTGGCGCTTGATTGAGATTGCTTCCATGCAGTCAATTTTTTGACCTGCTCAACCTGTAAATCAACCTGTAAACCGATTGGATTTTTCAATGCAGCGCGACATGTTTCCCATCAACGACCTGCCGGCGCTGCAGTGGGTCGATACCGAAGTAGTCAAGGGGTGGGCCACATGGCGAGATGCCGTCGTGTGGTGCTGGGAAGGCAGGCCGTTTCGCGGTCAGAACGAGGCGGGCGATCAGGCAATTTTTCGCATGTGGTGCAAGAAGTATTACGGCCTGAAAGTGCACGCCCCTCACGTCTCTCGCTGGGTCAACAAGAAGACAAAAGCGCCGATGGATTTGCCGCCCGATCTGGTCGGCGCCTTCGAGTCATTCACCGGATGGCGCGGCCTGACGCAACGCTTCAGCCGCTCCGCAAAAGTCACAACCGTCGAGGAAATGCAAGCTCGTCTTGCTGCCTGACGACAAGGAGTTAACCATGCTAGGAACAGAAGCCGTCGCACGTGATCGCGCATTTTTCGAACGCAACGCCCAGTTCATGACGCCCACCGAGCGCGAGCGCTATGCGTGGCTTTCTGGCGCCCCAAACGCGCCGCTTCTGGAGTCTCAATACGATGCCGGCTTTGAGGCTGGCGAGGAAAGTCGGCGCATTGAACTCGAATTACGTATTGATGACGCAGAAAACAAAGCAGTCGAACTCGAAGAAGAAAACGACGAGCTGATGGCAGAAGTTGGCGAGCTGAAGGAGCGCGTTGCTGAGCTGGAGGCGCAATGACGCCGAAGGCCCTTCTTGAGTTGCTTGCGCTGCCGCTTAGTGTCGCGCCGCGCAATTCGTCGCTGCGCATGCTGCAGACGCTGCTGATCGAAGACGGGCAGGTGACTGCGTTCGACTGCGCAACCGCCGTCAAGATCGACCTGCGCGAGTTTCGCGTGTTCGACGGTGTGAATGGATGCGTGGATGCACACAAGCTGCAGATCGCTCTCTCTACCCTGCAGCCTGCGTGCGAGATCGTCGCCATTCAGTCGGACGACAAGCTGGTCATCAAAGGCGGATCGGCGCGACGCACGCTGCCGATGCTGCCAGCGCTTGACTATGCGCGTCCGGCATGGGGTGAACCCGATCAGCCACTTAAAGAGCCGAAGCTTCTTGCGCGCGCCCTGCGCTTTGTTCGGCATGCGTCGGCCCAGCATGACATTCGCCCCTATCTCAATGGCGTAACGGCTGCCGGCGGCGACCTTCTTGCTTCGGATGGCGCGCGCGCCGCCAAGTTCATCGATGCAGCCCAGGCATGCGGCATTGATGCTGAGTGCATCTTTCCCGTGACGGATCTGGATCGAATGATTTCGATGGCAGAGCAGCCCGGCGAATTCATGGCGGGCATTGTCAAGCGCAACCCAAAAGATGCGCGCGCCTACGTGATGCGCGCCGGCATCGTGACCATGCAATTCCTGTTAGTCGAGGCCAAAGCCGCGCCGTTTGATCGAATCTTCCCGGCCTTGCACGCGCCCAATCAGATGACCGTGCGCCGATCTGATTTGCTATCGGTTTGCAACGGCATGGAAAAGATTTGGCGGGCCGACAGCAAGCTCCCGAGCTGCGCCAGCTTCAATTTTGACGGCACAACCATTCGCATCGAGCTGCCCTCCGATCAGGCTGCAGAAACCATTGAGGCGAGCGGCGCCTCACTTGAGTTTGGATTCCGCCCCTATCAGCTTGGCAACGCACTCGATGCGCTTTCCGGCGAAGAGGTCACGCTGTCGCAAGGCAAGCAGGGCGGCGCGATCTACATCACCGGCAGCGACCCGCAGACATCCTGCGTCGTGATGCCTACGAAGGTTTGACTATGAGAGCCCGCAACACCGACCCCAAGGAGATTGCGTGACGGCACGCCCCGCACCATACCCAGCCGACACCAAGGCCAAGGGCTGGCGGTTTGAGCTGGATCTGGAGCGCGTTCTCCAGTCTGACACCTGGGCGCTTGCAGCTGAAGTCGCCATGGCCCAGCAAACGCTACTGATGATCTGGACGGTCGCATGGTTGCAGGTTCCGTGCGGCTCGATGCCGTCCGACCCAGAAGTCGTGCGCGCTAAGGTCAAGGTGCCGCCGAAGCTGTGGGCTCCTATGCGAGACATCGTTTTGCGCGGCTGGTGGCTTGCTGATGACGGGCGGCTGTATCACGACACCATCGTCGAGCGCGTGCAAGACATGCTCGGGCGCAAGCAGTCCGAGCGCCAGCGCAAGGCCGACTACCGCGCAAAGATGGACGCCCAAAGACTGGCGCAGTCGTCCGGCAATGTCCCACAAATGTCCCACGGGACAGACGCAGGACAGACACCGGACGGACACGGGAAAGACGACACCGGAACCGGAACCGGAACCGGAACCGGAACCAGTAATACAAATACAAGCCCCCCTCTATCGCGCGCGAGCCTTGCCGACATCGAGGTGTCGCAAATGACCCCGGACTGGTCGCCATCCGATGGGTTCAGGACCACCGCAAAACTCGCCGGCATTCCGCTCGCCGATGAAGCCCTCATGGCATCGGGAATCGCCGAGTTTCGGTCGTACTGGCTCACCAGACCGGGCGACGTGAAGACCCAAGCCGAGTGGGAGCACGCCCTGCTCAAGAGCCTGAAGCATGCCCAGGCCAACACCAAGCAAACCACCGCCAAAACCGCACGCAAGACCGGGCACACCGGCTTCGATGCAATCGACTACACCGCAGGAGTGAACCCCGATGGAACACTTGCCTAACGCCCCGCAAACCCGCGCCGATACATGCGCAGAGCATGGCGACTTCGAGGCCAAAAACCTCTTCGGTCGAATCTGGTCGAAGTGCCCGGTGTGCGACGCGAAACGCGCCGAAGAAGACCGCGCGCGAACCGCGCAAATGGAGCGCGAGCACCGAGAAAACCGTGCTCGAAAATTGCTCGGTCGTGCCGCCATCCCGGCCCGCTTCATCGGTCGAGGATTCGACAACTTCGAGGCCGACACAGATGCCAAGCGGCAGGCGCTGACCACGCTGCGCGACTACTCCGAGTCGTTCGACGACTACGCCAAAAACGGGCGCGGTCTGATCCTCTCGGGCAAACCGGGAACAGGGAAAAGCCATCTCGCTGCCGCAGTGCTTCAGGCGCACATCGAGCGCGACGTGCTGTACGCAACGTGTCTTGACCTGATTCGCATGGTGCGCGAGACGTGGCGCAAAGACTCCGACCAGTCTGAGCGCCAAGTGTTGGCCTACCTGGGCGGGTTAGATCTGCTGGTGATCGACGAAATGGGCGTGCAGTACGGCACCGAGGGCGAGCAAACGATTCTGTTCGACATTCTCGACGCCCGTTACCGCGACATGCAGCCGACCATCCTGCTCACGAACCAGGGCGCCGAAGGTCTGCGCGGATACCTGGGTGATCGAACCTTCGACCGGCTGCGCGAGACGTGCCGCATCGTGGCTTTCGAGTGGGAGAGCTACCGACCGAAGGCGAGGGCTGCGGCATGAACTGCCACCCCTCCAAACCCTGCCCGCAGGCCGGCACATGCGCGCACCTCAAGACCAACGTCGGGCACCGGATCGACGGCACAAAGGCGCTCATCAACGCCGTGTGTTTTCTGTTCGTCCACAAGCGGCACCCGGCTGTTTTGCAGAAAGCGGCGGCATGAAATGCACAAGATGCAACCGCCCCATGTTCTCTCCAACCGTGACCGTCAAGACACGCGGCAGCCTGAAGTTCTACGGCCCGAAGTGCGCGCGGCTGGCATTCCCGCCAGAGCCACGCAGCAGGGTCAAGCAGTCAGCAGGCACGGCGGACGATCCGAGGCAGATGGGGTTGCCGCTGTGAGCGATACCGTTTGCCTGATCTGCGGCAGCCCCGGGCACACGTCGAGCAGTTGCCAGTCTGAGGCGGCTAAGGCGTTGCGCGACAAGCCGCTGCACACATCGCGCGCGCGCATTTCGGCGGCCCGACTGCGCGGCGTCACTTGCCTTGAAGACATCCGCGAGCGCTGCCGAATCGACGAGGACACCGGCTGCTGGAACTGGGCATGGGCCAAGTCGAAGTCCACAACGCCCACCCCCGTTGCGCACATCGCAGCCGGCGTGCTGGGGTTTGATCGATATGCGCTGATACCGGCTTACCGCGCCGCGTGGCTATTCGTTGGCAACGCAATCCCGCAAGGCTATGTGGTGTACCGGCGCTGTTGCAACACCGAGTGCTGTAACCCTGAGCACCTCAAGACCGGCACGAAAAAGCAGATGCACGCGCACTACTCGAAGTCGGGTAAGAACAAGGGGAAGCCTCACCGCCGCATCGTCAACGCGATAAGCCGCAGAAAGATGATGACGCCGCCCGAGCGCGTCAAGCAGGTAGAGGACATGCTCGCAGCCGGCCACCTGCAAAAGCAAATCATGGCCGCACTGCACATGGACGGCGAGACGGTGCGCCGAATCCGAAACGGCCAGCACCCGAACTGCAGCCGGCCCGTTTCGCGCGCTCTGCCTGGGGCATCGGTGTTTTCGTGGGGGAATGCATGACCCGCATCTACATCGCCGGCCCGATGACTGGCCATGCCGATTTCAACTACCCGGCGTTTAACTGCGCCGCCGCGAAGCTGCGCGCCATCGGCTACGAGGTCGAGAACCCGGCCGAGAACCCCGATCAGCCGACGTGGCAGCACTACATGCGCCTGGCTGTGCGTCAGCTCGCATCGTGCGATGCCGTCGCGCTGCTGCCGGGGTGGGAGACATCGCGCGGAGCGAAGGAGGAGTTCAGGCTCGCGCAGGTGCTGGGCATCGAGTGCAAGCCGTTGATGGACTGGTTGCTGGCGGAGTGTGTGCGATGACCGAGCTGCGCCTGCCCTGGCCGCCAAAGGAGCTGAGCCCGAATGCTCGCGTGCATTGGAGCAAGCGCAGTAGGGCGGCTGCGGCCTATCGCAAGGAGTGCGGGTGGATCGTGCGCATTGCAGGCATCAAGGCGCCCGACTCCGAGCGCATCGCCCTGTGGATCGACTTCTTTCCGCCCGACAAGCGCCACCGCGATGACGACAACTTGCTTGCCGCGTTCAAGGCTGGACGCGATGGCATCGCTGATGCGCTCGGGGTCAATGACAAGCGGTTTGTGAGTCACCCATTTGTGCAGGACACGACTGGCGGATATGTGCGGGTGCGGATTACGAGCATGCCGACTCGCGACGCGGCCATGCAGGTTTGGGGGAGTTGAGGTGATCTGGTCAATCGTTTCTGCTGCTGCCTCTGCCGCATACACCATTGGGCAAGACGTGAATAAGCGATCTAGCCAAAGCAAAGCAGAGCCAAAGCAGACACCAGGGCACTCATGCCCCAACTGCGGCGCCCCCAAAGAGCCTCACCAGTGCAGCTACTGCAAGACGTTGTTTGATAACGGGGATCACCGGAAATGACACCCATGCGCGCAATCAGACTCAGGCTAGGCGTGACGCAGATAGCTGTGGCCGATGGCGTCGGATGCAGCCGCACGCGCATCGTGCGCTACGAGCAGGGCGAAGAGATGCCGCCAGAGACGGCGCGCAGGCTCATTGCCTATGCGCAGTCGCTCGGACTGGCGCTGCAGATGAACCACGTTTATGGCGGCGAGAGGCTGCCGGAGATGCCTAGAAGGGTGGCGGTATGACCACCCGCCCCCGCAACTTCAATCGCCGCCCACATGAGCACGTCGTGTCTGAGGTGCCACAGCAAGGCTGCGGCGGCAAGCGCTGCTATGAATCGTTCAACGTGGCCTCACGCATGGCAAAGCGCACGCGGCGCCAGCATGATGTGAAGGTCGAGGCTTACAAGTGCCAGCATTGCCGGTCGTGGCATGTTGGGGAGAGGTGAGGGATGCAGTACACAACCGAGATTGCCAACACGATCTGCGAGCGCATCGCCGATGGCGAGTTTCTGCGCGTTATTTGCCGCGATGAGGGCATGCCCAACTGGCGCACGGTATATCTGTGGATCGACACGCGTCCAGAGTTCGCCGAGCGCATGGAGCTTGCGCGCAAGATCGGCGCCGATGCGATTGCCGAAGACTCGCTGATCGAGCTGGACAAACCGCCTGAGCGCTGCGAAACGCAGTTTGGCGACAAGGTGGACGCGGGGCATGTGCAGATCATGAAGGTGCGCGCAGACCACCGGCTCAAGATGCTGGCGAAGTGGCACCCGAAGAAGTACGGGGAGAAGGTGGCGATTGGTGGGGCAGACGATCTGCCGCCCATCAAGAACATGACCGACGACAAGCTGCTAGAGCGCGTCAAGGAGCTGCAAGCGAAGGTGGGCTTGGATGGCTCGAAGTGAGCTTGAAGAGTTGGCGCTGCTGTACGAAGAGATCGCCCTGCGCAAGCAGGAGCGCCGATACTTGACGCAGTACGCCACGCTCTACGATTGGCAGAAGGAGTTCGTGGCCGCGACCGCGCGCTACTCGCAGTGCTGCCTGATCGCCGCTAACCGGATCGGCAAGACCTACACCGGCACATACATGGACGCGGTGCACGCTCTGGGCGCCTACCCGGATGACTGGGCCGGCCACGCGTTCGACCATGCGCCGCTGATCTGGTGCCTGGGCTACTCGGGCGAGAAGACGCGCGACCTGTTGCAGACCCCAATGCTCGGGCGCAAGATCGGCAACACGTTCGAGGGTGGATTGATCCCAGCCTCGCATATCAAAGACTACGAGTCGATGACCGGCACGCCTAATGCCTTGCGCTCGGTGTACGTCAAGCAGATCGGCGGTGGCGACATCCAGGCCGATGTGTCGCGCATACAGTTCTGGAGCTACAGCCAAGGCCAGCACGCGCTGATGGGTGACGGCGTGGACTGGTTCCATGTTGACGAAGAGCCGAGAGACGCGACGATCTATCCACAGGTGTTGGTTCGGACTGCGACCGGTGACAAGGGGCGCGGCGGGCGCGGCATCCTGACGTTCACGCCTGAGAACGGACGCACCGAGCTGGTTCTGCAGTTCATGGAGACGCCGGGCGCTGCGCAGTTCTGCATGCAAAAGGGCTGGGATGATGCGCCTCACTTGACCGAGAAGGTTAAGGAGGACTTGCTCGCCAGCTTCCCGGCGCACCAGCGCGCCATGCGCACAAAGGGCGTGCCGATGCTGGGGCATGGCCGCATCTACGACCTAGCCGAAGAGGATGTGACGAGCTCGCCATTTGACATCCCGCCGCACTTCAAGGTGATCGACGGCATGGACTTCGGATGGGATCACCCGCAGGCGCACATTCAGCTTGTGATTGATCTCGACAACGATAAGTACTGGGTCACGCGCGCATGGAAGAAGCGCCATGTGCTGGCCGATGTGGCGTGGGGCTCGGTGAAGTCGTGGGCCGCTGGCGTGCCGACTGCATGGCCTGCCGACGGCCTGCAGACTGAGAAGGGCAGCGGCAAGCAGCAAAAGGTTTACTACTCCGAGTCGGGGTTCAAGATGCTCGGGCAGCATGCCCAGTGGCCGGACGGATCGAACGGCGTAGAGGCGGGCCTGCTTGAGATTCGCGACCTGATGATCAAGGGCAAGTTCAAGATATTCGCCGGCCTTCGTGATGTGCTTGACGAGGTGCTGCAGTACCACCGGGACGAGAATGGGAAGATCGCCAAGACGGGCGACGACGCGCTCGATGCGGTGCGCTACGCCTACATGATGAGGCGGTTTGCTGTGCCGTTCTCGGATGTGGGGGCGCCGAAGAAGACACCAGTCACCCCCATCCCGATCAAGTCACCATTTGCACGCCGCTAGCGCCCTGCCTACAATTCGCGCAACCACGACGCCACGGCGTCCGCTGAGTATTTCGAGCGCCAGCAGCTCATCAAACCCACACCGGGGTGATGACTCATGGCTCGAAAGTCAAACGAACAGATTCAGCGAGACGTTCACGCGGACGCACTCGCCAAGTTCTCGAAAATCCAGGCCGCGCTTCGCGATGAGCGCCTGCAATGCCTGCAAGACCGCCGCTTTTACTCGATTGCCGGCGCACAGTGGGAAGGCCCGCTAGGCGAGCAGTTCGAGAACAAGGTGCGCATGGAGATGAACAAGATTCACCTGTCGGTGATTCGCATCTTCTCCGAGTACCGAAACAACCGCATCACGGTCGATTTCCAGTCGCGCGACGGCGCAACCGATGACAAGCTGGCCGACACCTGCGACGGCCTGTACCGAGCAGACGAAAAGAACAGCGTGGCAGAAGAGGCCTACGACAACTGCTTTGAAGAGGGCGTCGGCGGAGGCTTCGGGGCATTTCGCCTGCGCTCGGACTACGAGGACGAAGAGGACGACGAGAACGAGGCGCAGCGGGTCTACTTCGAGCCGATTGCCGACGCCGATAGCTCGGTGTTCTTCGACCTCAATTCAAAGCGCTACGACAAGACCGACGCCGATCACTGTTTTGTGCTGACAGCGCACCCGCGCCAGTGGTACATCGACGAGTACGGCGACGACCCGGCGAGCTGGCCTAAAGTCATTCACCAGCGTTACTTCGACTGGTACACGCCCGATGTGGTCTATCTGGCCGAGTATTACCAAGTCGAACAGGTGCCCGAGAAGATCAACATCTACCGGGGGCTGGACGAAACTGATATGCGTGTCCCGCAGTCTGAGTTGGACTCAGACCCAGAGAAAGAGCGCGAGTTGGCCGCCACGGGCTTCCGGCTGGTCAACGTCAAGAACGTCAAGCGCAGGCGCATCCACAAGTACCTGATGAGCGGCTCGAAGATCGTCGAGGATTGCGGGCTGATCGCTGGCCGAAACATCCCGATCATTCCGTTCTACGCCAAGCGCTGGTTCGTCGACAACATCGAGCGCTGCATGGGCCATGTGCGGCTCGCCAAGGATGCGCAGCGCCTGTTCAATTCGCTCATGTCGTGGCTGGCAACGATGGCCGCGCGCTTCGACATGGAGAAGCCCATCCTCGCGCCCGAGCAGATTCAGGGCTACGCGCAGATGTGGGCCGACGACAACATCGAGCAGTACCCCTATCTGCTGCTGAACCCGCTCACCGACCCGACGACCGGGCAGATCGTGGCGACCGGGCCGACTGCTTACACCAAGGCGCCAAACGTGCCGCCAGCGATGGCCGCGCTCATGCAGCTGGCTGGCGATGCACTCTCAGAGCTGACCGGCAGCCAGGCGCAGGGCGAGCAGATCCAGCCCAACATCAGCGGAAAGGTAGTCGAGCTGATCCAGCAGCGGCTTGACATGCAGGTCTTCATCTACATGGACAACATGAAGAAGACCGTGCGCCGTGGCGGCGAGGTGTGGCTCTCGATGATGAAGGACATCGCCATCGAGAAAGAACGCCGCATGAAAGTGGTTGAGTCAGATTACAAGACGGTCAGCAGCACGGTGCTCAATCGCCCGATTGTTGGGGAGGACGGCGAAGAGCTGCTGGAGAACGACATCAGCAAGGCCACGTTTGAAGTGGATGTCGACGTGGGGCCATCGAGCAGCAGCCGGCGCGCGTCTACCGTGCGCTCACTGACTGCGCTGGCGTCCGTCACGCAAGACCCCGAGACGCAGCAAATCTTGACCTACGCCACGATCCAGAACATGGAAGGCGAGGGCCTGCAAGACCTGCGCGCCTGGGCTCGAAACAAAGCGATCCGCATGGGCGCCGTGAAGCCGACTGATGAGGAAGCACAGGATATGCAAGCCGAGCAGCAGAACACGCCGCCCGATGCACAGACGCAGTACCTGCAAGCCGCCGCGCAGCAGGCCGAAGCCGACGCCATCAAGAAGCGCGCCGAGACGGTCGAGACGATGGCAAGCGCAGACCTCAAGCGGGCGCAGACCGTCAAGACCGTGGCCGATGCGCATGGGCAGCACACCGACACGCAGATCAACGCATCAGAGGCCATCCGCCGCGCTGCATTGCCGCCAGGGTCTGTTTAACGTATGTGCGTGCCGCGCACATATGAACGGGCGAAACTATTGCTTGCTTGTGTGCTCAGTGCAAATAATCTGCGCCATCGAATCAAAGTGATTACTGCATGGCAGACATTGAAGACATCGACGACGACGCATCGAATCAAGCCGACGGCCTGAGCGAGCAATCGCAGGCCGCAGCCGGTGAAGGTGCCGACGACTCAGGGCGAGATGCTCAGGGCGACGGCACACAGACCGAGGGCTCAGATGGTCAAGGCGATGGCGGCGAAGACGGCGGTGTAGTCATCACGATTGGCGAAGAGCAGCCGCCGCAGGACGACCAGCAACGTGCGCCCGAGTGGGTGCGCGATCTGCGCAAGAGCAACCGCGAGAAGGATCGCCGGATTCGCGAGCTTGAGCAGCAGGTGGCGCAGGTTCGCCCGGTAGATGCGGCTGTTGTTCTCGGGCCGAAGCCGACCCTGGCAAACCCCACCGGCAACGAGGCCGATGCATACGACGAAGAGAAGTTTGCAGAGGCATTGCAGGCGTGGCACGAGCGAGACGCCAAGATCAAGTCCGCAGCTGCTGCCCGCCAAGAAGAAGAGCGCCGCGCACAGGACGCATGGAGCCAGCGCATGCAGGAGTACAGCAAGCGCAAGACTGAGCTGGCAGTGCCTGACTTCGAGGATGCTGAAGATGTTTTTGAGGGAACCCTGAGCCAAGTGCAGCGCGGCATCATTTTGAATGGCGCCGACAAGCCCGAGGTAGTGGTGTATGCGCTGGGAAAGGCGCCGGCCAAGCTGAAAGAGCTGGCGAAGATTTCAGACCCGGTGAAGTTTTGCTTTGCCGTGGCGAAGCTGGAGACGCAATTGAAGGTGACGCCTCGCAAGGTGGCGCCTGCACCCGAGAAGAGAGTGCAGGGACAGGCCCCGGTGACGGGTTCCATCGAATCACAGCTCGCAGCCCTTGAGGCTGAAGCGCTGAAGACGGGCGACCGCTCCAAGGTCGCAGCGTTTCGGCGCGAGCAACGGCGCGCACAGGCCTAACCACTGTGCAACCTGACTGCGCGAGGTCATAGCGCAGCGGCATCGCCCACCGTCAACGGGCAGTAGTGAGGCATCCATCCGGCCCTGAGCGGATGAGTTCAAGCAGCGCGGCGCAAGCCGCACACAGCAACTCATCCATTTAGGAGCCAGCATGGCTAATAGCTTTTCCAAGCAGGAGACCGTCGCATTCGATCAGGTCTTCGAGAAGTTCGAGGACGGCCTTGTCGTCTCGAAACTGTTCAACACCTACAACATTAACGACACCCTGGCCGAGCGCTCGGGCAATACCGTGTGGCGCCCCATGCCCTATGTGGCGCAGTCGTTCACTGGCGTCGATCAATCGTCCAACTTTGCCCGCAACTACACGCAGTTGAGCGTGCCGACCACGCTTGGCTACAGCCACTCTGTCCCGCTGACTCTATCGTCCACTGAACTGCGCGACATGCTGCAGCAACAGCGCCTGGGCGATGCAGCCATGCAGCGCCTGGCATCCGACATCAACGTCGATTGCTCGAACCTTGCGGCCCTGACCGGCACCGTGGTTGTGAAGCGCACGACTGCAGCTGCGGGCTTTGACGACGTGGCGGCCATTGACAACGCGTTCAACCGCGTCGGCGTTCCGATGTACGACCGCAAGGCTGTGTACGCATCGGCGCACTACAACGCGATGGCAAGCAATCTGGCTGGTCGAGGCACGATGCAAGGCAAGCCGGTTACCGCGTTCGAGCGCGCACTGGTTGGTCAAGTCGCCAACTTCGACACCTACAAGTTGGATTACGCCTATCGCCTGACCGCTGCGGCTGGTGTGACTGTGACCGTCAACGGCGCGAACCAGTACTACACCCCGAAGGCCACCAGCACGGCGGGCACTGGCGAAGTGTCGAACGTGGACAACCGCTATCAGAACCTGACGATTGCCGTCACGTCTGGCACGGTGAAGGTGGGCGACGGCTTCACCTTCGCGGGCGTCAACGAGGTGCACCACATCACGAAGACCGACACCGGCAACCTGAAGACCTTCCGCATTACCGCGATTGTCTCGGGCGGCGGCGGCTCTGGCGTGGTCACGATCTCGCCTCCGATCATCTCGGGCGGCGGCGGCACTGACCCCGAGCTGCAATACAAGAACGTGAGCGCCACGCCGGCTAACGGTGCAGCCATCACCTGGCTGAACACGGTATCGACCGAAGTGAACCCGTTCTGGCAGGGCGACGCGTTTGAAATCGTGCCTGGTCGCTATATGCCGCAAGAAGACGCCGGTCTGGCAATCATGTCTTCGACCACTGACCAGGGCATCACCGTGACGATGACCCGTCAAGGCGCCATCAACGACTTGAGCACGAAGTACCGCTGGGACGTGTTCTTCGGCTTGGTGAACAAGCAGCCGCAGATGTCGGGCATCGAGCTGTTCTCACAGACCTGATCGCCGATTGAGTCAACCGGGCCGCCTGAGTGCGGCCCATCTTCTACACACAAGGATTTCGCATGGATCAGTTCCCGCAAATGCTCTATGTGCACCCGGGCCGAGAAGCGCTGCACGGCAGCACGTTCGACACGCTTGTCGTCAACAGCGCCGAGGATTTGGAAGCCGCCAAGGCCGAAGGCTGGAGCATCGGCACCGACGAGGCCAAAGCCGCATTTGCTGCCAAGCAAGAGGCCGCCAAGGTCGCCGCACAGCCTGCGCCAGCGATCAATGATGCCGCCCCCGCAACCCGCGAAGAGCTGGAGCAGAAAGCGGCTGAGCTGGGCATCAAGTTCGACGGGCGCACCGGCGACAAGAAACTGGCCGACCTGATCGCGGCCACGCTCGGAACCTGATCGGCGCATGCCATGAGCTGGACAAAGGGCGAAATCGTTGCGGACGCGTACAACGAGCTGGCTATAGCCGGCTGGGTGTATGACCTCGACGAAGGCGAGCTGCAGTGGGCAGGCCAGCGCCTTGATGCGCTCATGGCTCAGTGGGACATGCAGGGCATTCGGCTCGGCTATGCGCTCTCGTCGTCGCCCTCTGTGCTTGATCTCGACACCGACTCAGGCATCCCGCTCGGCGCCGTGCGCGCGGCGGTGCTGAACCTCGCCAAGAGCATCGCAGCCGGCAAGGGCAAGCAACTGCCAGCGCAGACGCTGATCGAGGCAAAGAACGGGCTTGATTTGCTCAAGGGCCGCGCCGCATTCCCGCCGTCGCAGCAGCTGCCCAACACGCTACAGCGCGGCCAAGGCGCCAAGCCCTGGCGCACCGTCAATCGGCCCTACATGCCGACGCCTGATACCACCTCACCGCAGGTTGGCACAGACGGCGGACTCGAATTCAAGGGATAGCCGCAATGGGCATTCAAAACCTTACTCAGAGCGACATCAGCGCATCGGCGCAGGTGCCGTTCTATGACGTGGCGAACGGTGCAGACCGGCGCACATCGGTTACGCAGTTCGCCGAAGTGCTGCAGGGCCTGCTGAGCGTCAGTGAACTGCAGTCGCAGTACTACGCCCCGAGCGCAACCGGTTGGAGCGTCACAGTCGCGCCGTCCACGGTGGGCGAGAGCGTCTACCTGTTGATTACGCCGGTCGCTGGCTATGCGGCAGGGACTATCACGCTGCCCGCCTCGTCATCCCTGGCGCACGGTCAAGAGATTGTGGTCGCGTGCACCCAGTCAGTCACCACGCTGACGGTTTCAGGCAACGGCGCCACGGTCAACGGCGCCCCTTCAACGCTGGCCGCAAATGGCTATTTCCGGCTGCGCTATGACGGCGTGCTGGGCACTTGGAATCGGATCGGCTGAGGTACCCCATGGCATCACTTGCACTCAATGTATCGACCGCAGTCACGCTGCCCGCAGGCTCGACTCTGTTCGTCTACGGCTCAGGCCTGGCCGTGCTCGGCCCTGGCCGGCAAGCTGGCGTGCAGATTGGCATCAACAACAAAGGATCGGTTGGCCCGTTTCAGGCGGATCAGGTCATCTATCTGACCGCAACCGGATCGGCGCTGACGTACAGCACGAGCACCAGCGGATCGGAAGAGCCGGTGTTGCGCTTGTCCCGCTCGGCTGCTGGCGATGTGCAAGGGGTTGAAAGCCTCGACGGCGGGCAGACGGACGGCGCCGCAGCGGTAGCGGCTGCTATCAACATCGTTGGCGAAACGCTGGGCACCGAAGCGGGGCTGCTTGCTGCGATGGCGCTGTGCAACAGCATGGTGGGTGGCGGCGAAGTCCGGCTGAAGTATCAGACCTACAGCCTGACAGCCACACTGCCGAATTACACAAACGTGACGCTGGTTGGTGCCGGCTGGAAGCCCTTGTACTCGGACATTCCAGACAGCGGAAGCACTCAATACGGCGAAGGGTCGCGGCTGCTTGCGACGGGCAATTTCCCAATCTATGCACGCAACGCCGGCACGTGGGATCCTGTAACGCGCACGAACACTGCTGACCTGTCCGACGCTGCGGCAACCACGCTTTACGGTTCCGGCACCACTGCACAACAAGCATTCTCGAACACGGCCACCACGCAAAGCGCGTTTAAGAATCTCTGCCTCGATGGTGGCAATGTAGCCCCCTACGGCATGATCGCCGGCTCGATGAACAAGGCGTCGTTCATCTACTGCGACCCCGCAGATAACGTTCTGTTCGTGAACTTCACGAAAGACCCGTTCCGCTTCGAGAACTTCATTCACATCAACATGCCGAAGTGCCGCGTGTTCAACTGCGGCAGTCTGGGTGCGCTGGGATCAAGTAGCAAGACCGCACTCTTGCAGCCGGGCAACTCCGACTTCAATGATTTGCTCGGCTCTATCCCGTCAAGCACGAATATCAGCAGCCGCGGCCTGATGGTGTACGCCCGCAACGGATCGATTCACAACCTCATCAAGCTGGTTCGCGTTCAGTGCAACCGCTTCAACCAGTCGAACTATTCCGAGGCGCTGACGGTCACGAATGCAACGCCGGACATCCCGGTTACCGATCTGTCGAAGTACACCGAGGAACTGCCGTTTGTGTTCAGCACCGGCAGCTACGGCCTGCCCGACGTGGTGAACAACGTGGGCGGTACGCTGTATGTGCTGTCGCGCTCGGGCACAAGCGGCGCAGGCACGGTGCGCTTCTCGTGGCAGCCCGGTATCTCGTCCGCGCTCTACACCCCAACGGGTACGGGCGCCGTGACTGCGCGAACCTATGGGTTCCCAGCAATCGAGGCGTCGGCCTACGATACGTCCACCATCAACCAGCTCACGGTTGGCTCTGGTTCTGACGTTGAAAGTGGCGGTACAGCCCAGGTGCAGTTCTCGAACTGTCTTGATTTTTACTGTGACATCAAGACGCCGAACACGGTCAGCATCTACACGCCGAATATTGCGGTGCTGAACAGCCCGCAGGGTGAGATTCGCGGCAACGGCTTCCCGACCATCTACCTGAACAAAGCCACCGGCGGGATGACCGCATCCGCTCAGGTGCGTATCTTCGGCACCAAGGGGCAAGGCGTTGGTATGCTTGGGTTGGGCATGTGGAAGCTGTTGAGCGGTGCTTTCCAAGTCAACCTGAACGCATCGGCAGACGCAAGCAGCGCGACGGTCGGGCTGCCCACGCTGGGCATGGACAACGGCGGATTTTGGCTACCCCAATCTCGCGGCTATATCGGGTCGGCGCTGCGCAATCGGTTCACCGCCAACAAGACCATCACATGGAACTTCGATGTCGGCCTGATCGTGATGGATGGCGCGGCGGCAGTGGCAACGCTGCCCGTCGTGGACGCCAACAGCTCGGGCCAGTTCATCCCCATCTATTTTGCGCAGGCTGGCTCTCTGACGACTCAGAGCAGTCAAGCTCTTGTCGGCATGTCTGGAACAACGATCACATGCCCAGCCGGCACCTTCCTGATTGCGTTCGCACAGCAAAACAACGGCACGTATTCATGGGGCATCGCCTCAAACAACGCGTCGCTCGGCCTCGGCAGCTATGCGAATGACGCCGGGGCAAGTGGTGGTGGCGTGCCTGTGGGTGCTACCTACGTCAACAGCTCGACTGGCGCTGTAACGCGTCGCCTCGTGTAATGCACCCCCTCATCCTCCTGGCCGCGCTGTGCGTGGCGTTCATCGGATCGGCTCAGGCGCAGGCCCCGGGTCAAGTCGGCATCGAAGGCAGTCAGATCTATTTCGCCGCTGACACGCCGCTTGATGCTGATGGCCGCGCCGTGGTGCGGTATGGCGTGTTCAAGTCGCTAGGCGGGCCTGCTGATTCGTTCGTGCTGGGTCGCGCCAAGAAGGGTGACATGTGCTCGAACGCTGCGTTCGGGTCAGACCCATACCCCGGGGTTGGTAAGGCTTGCTACGTGGTCAAGGACGTGGAGTGCTTGCCGTCTCAGATCGGCGGCACCGGATCACGGTTTGTGCAGTCGTTCAACTCGCTCGGCGCTTGGGCTGGCTTCTGGTGCAAAGACGAGCAGGGCGTGTGGACGCCTCGCGTGGTGGCCATCACAAAGCAGTACACCGACAACGTGACAGCGTGGAAGACGGTTTCAGCCTTCATGCAGAACCCACAAGCCAAGCTGCTGACGTTCGGCGCTGACCCGTTCACGGATGCCCCGCTGCGCGCGGTGTGGGTGCCTGAAGTGGCAAAGCTCGATGCAGTGAAACCGAAGTGAAAGGCAGATATGTCTAGTGGAACCCCATTCCTCCCAGCGCGTGGCGCAAATCAGGTGCTGAGCGCCACAACGTCGAACCAGACCGTCTTGCTCGGCAAGAGCAACAAGGCCATTCGCTTTGTGAACGCCGGCACCACGGTTGTTTTCGTGCGCACGTTCGACAGCGCGAACGATCTGGCCGCCGCCAAGGTTGCAAGCTCGGCAGACACGCCCGTCGCAGTCTCAGGCGCCGCCGGCTCGGTGCTGGTGATCGAGAAGCCAGAGTTCCACGACTCGCTGGCCTACATCGCCGCATCCGGCACGCCCACGCTGTACGCACAGCCGGGCGAGGGCGGCTACTGATCCGCAAGAGGGCAGGACGTGCAAGTCAACATCATGAATGGCACCTCCAGCGACTCGGCTGGTGACTGGCGCACGACCTACCCGCGCAATCTCGTGCCGGTGCCAAAAGATCAAGGCATCAGCAAGGGCTACCTGCGACCGGCTGAAGGCATCACAGACTTTGCAACCGGCCCCGGGGTTGGTCGCGGCGGCATCAACTGGCAGGGCGTGCACTACCGCGTGATGGGCTCGAAGCTGGTTCGTGTGGCGCAAGACGGCACCGTCACGACGCTGGGCGATGTTGGCAGCGACGGCAAGATGGCGACACTCGATTACGGCTTCGACCGCCTGGCTATCTGGTCAGCGGGTGGCCTGTACTACTGGGACGGTACGACACTCACTCAGGTGGTAGACCCAGATCTGGGCGGCGTGAACACTGGCAAGTGGGTCGCCGGCTACTACCTGAGCACGGACGGCACGTACATCATCGCGACCGAGCTGAATGATCCGACATCGGTACTCCCGACCAAGTACGGCAGCGCAGAGTCAGACCCCGACCCGATCAACGCAATCGACGAGCTGCGCAACGAGGTCTACGCCTTCGGACGCTACACCATCGAAGTCTTTCAGAACGTGGGCGGTGACAACTTCCCGTTTCAGGTGGTGCAGAGCGCGCAGATCACCAAGGGAATCGTAGGTGCTCACGCCTACTGCAGCCTGGGCAACACATTCGCGTTTTTGGGCTCTGGCAAGGATGAAGAGCCGGCTGTGTATGTCGTGGTGCCGGGAGACGTTGCCAAGATCAGCACACGCGAGATCGACACACTCTTGCAGAGCTACGGAGAGGATGTGCTGGCCGATGCTTTCATGGAATGCCGGGTCACAAAGAATCATCAATGGGTGCTGATCCATTTGCCAGACAAGTGCCTGATTCATGACACGGTAGGAAGCAAGGCGGTAGGCGAGCCACTGTGGTACTGGGTGGACTCATCGCCAACCGAAGAGCCGTCAACCTACCGCGCACGCCGCGCCGTGTGGTGCTACGACAAATGGATCTGCGAAGACCCGACCAGCTCGAAGCTGGGCACGCTTACCGCAGACGTTTCGACGCACTTCGGCGCAGATGTGCAGCACGAATTCAGCACGGACATCCTCTACAACGCCGGCAATTCGGCCATCGTTCACGAGGTTGAGCTGGTCTGCTTGACTGGCCGCGTGGCGCTCGGAGCAGACCCCGTGGTGTGGACGAGCTACAGCCTTGACGGCCAGACGTGGAGCCAAGAGCGCAGTGCGCGAGCCGGGCGGCATGGCAAGCGAAGCCAGCGCATTGCGTGGCGCACTCAAGGCGAGATCAGGCACACGCGCATGCAGCGCTTTCGCTGGACGAGTGATGCGCATCTGTCAGCCGCTCGGCTGGAGGTCAGCCTGGAGCCGCTCGACAACCACATGAAGGCGCCGAACTATGGTTGATGTCGTCGTCAAGACAAACCGCATTCCGCGCTCAGAGCTGCAGGCCATCTCGGGCGGCAATGTGCGGCTTTTGCGCATGCTGGAGTCGTTGCAGCAAGACATCGTGGTCACGCTGCCGGATGCCATCGGGCAAAGCCAGGTAGATGTGACGACGCTGCAAGCGCAGGTTGCGGCGCAACAGGCGCTGATCGACCAGCTTCAAGGCATGGTGTTCGCAGCGATGCGCCTGTCATCCGACATTCAAAAACTACGCCAGCAGCTCGAAGAGGTGCAGGCATTGACTATGGCGGGACGATCCGTATGGCACTGACCATCAGCCAGCTTTTCGCGCCGGTTCAACTTGGCAACGCCGATGCGGTGCTGTTCACGATGCCCAGTACGCCGAGCACTCTCGTGTGTCAAAACATGCGTGTGCGCTTGACAAACACCGACACGTCGCCGCGCACCGTAACGCTGAATGTGGATGCTGCGGCTACTGGCTCAGGTGTCGCAAACCGCTGCCTGTCAGCCAAGAGCATTGCGGCAAATGACTACCTCGACGTGGACATCCCCGTCATGAAAGCGGGCGACACGCTGCGCGGCCTTGCCGACACTGCCGCCAAGGTAACCATGCACCAACTGTCGGGCTCATACTGGAGCTAGACGAGACTCTGCGCATCGTCTTAAAATGCGCGCAACTCGATAAGGCATCGCGCCTTGTCCGCTGAGTTAACCGGGTCGCCAGCAGCCCATACGAAACCCCCGACGCGGGGAGTATGGAGCCGCTGAATGAGTCACTTTCAACGCATTGCCTCGGGCGTGAACGTCACGCCGCTGATGTTGGCAATTGCCCGCCGCCCCGACCTCTGGAAAGAGGACACGTATCTGCGCGACTACCCGCAGGGGCCATTCGGCGAAGTCGAATCCATCATGTTGCGCTTTCCAGAAAAGCGCGTGTTCGAGCAAGAGGCCGAAGTCGAGGCGTACAAGCGCGGAGAACACTTCTACGACCAGCACGAGTCCATCGACTACCCAGCCTACAAGGTGTTGACCGAGGCCCGGCCTCTGGTCATGAACGTGTTTGCAGCCGTGGCCGGCGAGCGCCTTGGCCGCGTCATCATCAACAAGATCAAGCCGGGCGGGCGCATCTACCCGCACCCCGACACGCATGAGCACGCGAGCTACTTCAGCCGCTTTCATGTCGTCCTTCAGAGCGCGCCCGGGGTGGTGTTCCGTGCTGGCGACGAGCAAACGCACTGGGAAACCGGCTCGGTCTTCTGGTTCAACAATGCCGTTGAGCACGAGGTCATCAACAACAGCGCCGTGGATCGCATCCACATGGTGATCGACGCGCGGTGCAGCCAATGATTACCGCACACGTCGAATCATTTGAGCAGCGCCTTCCTGAGCTGAAGCCGATACTGCCACTGCACTACGAAGAGCTGGCGCTGGACAAAGACAAGGTTCCGCTCGATCCGCAATATGACCTGTATGTCGAGCGCGAGCGCTTGGGTCAGGTGGTATTCGTCACGCTGCGCCAGGCCGGCGAGCTGATCGGCTACTTCATCGGATTCGTGGCGCCCGGCCTGCACTACAAGACGTGCCTTACCTGCACGCCGGACATCTTCTACGTGCGCCCAGATCATCGCGGCAACAAGGCCGGGTTCATCCTGTTCGATGCCGTCGAGCGCGAGCTTAAACGGCGCGGTGTGCAGCGCTGGTTTGTGGGTGCCAAGGTGCACTTTGATGCCTCGTGGTTGTTTGAGCGCCTCGGGTTCGAACGCGTCGAGACGACCTACTCGAAGTGGCTGGGGGCGTGACATGGTTGCAGCAGCAGTAGCAGCGGCGGCGGTGGTGGGCGGGGCTTACTCAGCCAACCAGCAGAGCAAAGCAGCGCGCAAAGGGGCGAGCGCGCAAGAGCAGGCCGCGCTGGCCGGCATTGACGAGCAGAGCCGCCAGTTCGACAAGGTGCAGCAGCTGCTGTCGCCATACGTCAACGCCGGAAATCAGTCGCTCGGTGCGCAAAAGGGTTTGCTCGGGCTCAATGGGCAGGATGCGCAGCAGCAAGCGATTGACGCAATCCAGAACGGCCCGCAGTTCCAGGCGATGCTCAATCGCGGGCAGACCAGCATCCTTCAAAACGCCAGCGCTACGGGCGGCCTGCGTGGCGGCAACACTCAGGCCGCGCTTGCTCAGTTCTCGCCGACTCTACTTGCTCAGACCATCAACGACCAGTATTCGAAGTTGATGGGCGTCACGTCCATGGGCCAGAACGCGGCAGCCGGCACGGGCAATGCTGCGATGGCATCAGGCAATGCCATCTCGAACCTGTTGCAGCAGCAGGGTGCGGCTCAGGCTGGCGGCGCGCTGGGTGAGGCCAAAGCGCAAACCGGGTATGCGAATGCGATCAATAGCGCGTTTGGCGCCTATGCCGGCATGGGGGGCAAGGGCGGAGGCATCAATAACTTGTACACCGGAAAAGGATCAACCGGTTCAGGCATCGGCAATGCCGGCGCAGGCGATTACTACGCGTGGCAGAAAGCAATTGAGCGGGGTGATTTCTGATGGCCGACTTTTCACCGATCAACTACGCGGTAGACGTGCAGCAGCCATTCCAGGCTGCGCTCCAGGGCTACCAGGCCGGGGCCGCGATCCGCAATGACCAGCTGCAGCAGCAACAGCAGCAAGCCGCATTGCAGCAGCAACAGCGGCAGCAGCAGGCTCTTCAGCAGTTTTCTGCAATCCAGAATCCTACGGCTGACGATCACGCTCGCCTGATGCTGGCAATCCCGCAGTATCGCGAGCAGATTGATGGCGCCTGGAAGATGCGCAGCGATGCTCAGCAGCAAAACCAGCTATCCGATCTCATGCAGTGGGGCTCTGCTATCAAGTCGGGTAATTCAGATGTTGCCGCTTCGCTGATGGACGCCAGGGCCGATGCTTTGGAGGCATCAAGCGGCGGCAAGCCTTCGCCCGAGTCTCAGGCCATGCGTGTGCACGCCGAACAGGTGCGTATCGACCCGCAGTTTGCCTTAGGCCAGATCAAGGCAAAGATTTCTGCTTTCCCGAATGCGGAGAAGGCCACGTCATCGCTGACCGCTTTGGATACGCTGCCGGGGAAAACACGCGAGCAAAACGCCAAGGCGACGACGGCGGAGGTCGAGGCAAACGCCGCACCCGAAACGGTTGCCCTCAAGAACAAGGACATTCGCAGCCAGATCAAAGACCGCGCAGCGCGGCTCCTGCTGGATCAGGACAAGCTTGCGAGCGAAACAGGTGTCAAGCTCGAAGAACTTCGCCAGAAGAACGCCACGCTGCCGGATGACGCTCGCAAGATCGTCAACGACTCGACGGTCGAGGCAACGGCTGCGGATCAGTCGGCCGCGCAATTGATTGATGCAGCAGACCAGTTTGACAAGCTTGATCCTCATTCAGGGTTGCGCGCCAAGTGGGGCGAGGGGCTTGCATCCATTTTCGGCACTCAAGATGCTGTGACATCGCTTCGTCAGCAGTACGTGCGTTTGCGCACCAGCCAGACCATGAAAATGCTGCCGCCAGGGCCAGCATCGGACAAAGACATTGAGCTTGCCCTGAAGGGCTTCCCATCCGAAAACGCAGACCCTGCAGTTATCTCTAGCTTTCTGCGTGGAACAGCCAAGCTGCAGCAGTACAACGCAACCATGAACAGCGCGAAGGCTGAATGGGTCAATGCTGTAGGGCACCTAGGCAAGCCGAAGACCGACATTGAGATCGACGGCACGACGGTGCCGGCTGGCTCGACGTTTACCGACTTCGCTCGCCAGTTCATGCAACGAAAAGCGGATGAGCGCGGCGCCCAGCAGTCTGTGCAGCAGATCCAGGGGCGCGGATACATGCGCTGGGCCAACGGCGGGGCGCAGTAATGGCCGAGGCGCCCGAATTCCCAAACAGCTATAAAGACACGCTCTATGCGGGGCTCGATGCCGCGACCGAGAAGAAGCTCGGGCTGCCGGCTGGCCTGCTGCCGTCTATTCGCACGGTTGGCGAGCGCAGCAACCACAGCCAAGTGAGCGATGCCGGCGCGCGCACGGTCTATCAGATCACGCCTCAGACCCGAAAACTGTCCATCGACAAATGGGGCATCGACCCCTATCTGTCGCCGCAGAATGCCTCGGAAGTGGCCGGCATGCTGCTGAAAGACTCGTTAGACCGCAATAAGGGCGATGCCTCGCAGGCGGTGGGTGAATACATCGGCGGCACGGATCGCAGCAACTGGGGGCCGAAGACTCGCGCCTACATTTCGCGCGTGACGAGTGCGCAGCCGCAGGCGGTTGCACCGCAGCCAGCACTTGAGCCAGACGATCTTCCCGCATCCGCTCAGCCAAGTACGTTCGAGCGCCTGTCGGCGCAGATGCTGCCAAAGCAGGCGCCATCGCAAGTGCAGGCCATCTACAAGGCCTATCAATCCGGGCAGATGACCCATCAGGAGCGTTCGGAGTTTGAGCAGGATGTGCGCGACGGCAAGATGATGCTGCCGCGCGGTGCCAAGCTGAGCGCCAACCCGGACACCGACATCACTCCAGGTGCTGATGGCGTGCCGGTTATGCCGCCTTCGGTGATCGACGCATACGCGGATGGCAGGATGTCTGAAAAAGACAAGGCCGAGCTTGAAAGCGATTGGAAAGCCGGGCGCATCAAGCTGCCGCCCGGCGCCCAGCTTGGCAACTCCTATGCTGCCGCACGCATTCCGACAGATGGGTCGAATCCTGAAACGGCGCCATCCGCTGGTGCGCCTGTTGCCTATGTGCCGCCACCAACCCTTGGAGAGAAGGCCGTAGGAGCTGGTGAGGCGGCTCTATCCACTGTCACCGGCATGACTGGCGGGCTCGCTGGCATGTGGAAGGGGGCCGCGACCGGGCTGGTTGACGAGATGAAGGCCCGCGCAGAGGGTAAGCCTACCGCTGGCATCCTCGACAATGCTGTGCAGCAGGGCGCAGCCGACTGGACATATCAGCCGCGAACGCAGACCGGCCAGGAATATGCCCAGGCGGTGAACGAGTTTGCGGCGCAAAACCTGATGCCCTTTGCTGGATCGCCAGAATTGCTTGGTGCTGCTGTCGATGTGGCCCGACCTGCTGCACGCGCAGCCGCCGACACAACCCGATCCGGCGTCTCGACTGCCGCAGAAGCTACACGAGCCGGAGCCGCGCGCGTATCGGATGGCACTGGTCGCATGATCGAACCGGTGCGCCAAACGTTCAATGACTTGCTTGGGCGCGATTCTGCGCCGGATGCGGAGACTTCGGTAACGCCGGGCACCCAGGGAAGCGTAGGCTCTGCCGGCACCGACATTGCTCGCCAGCGCGTCGAGACTGCCAAGGGTATGCCGGTTCCCATCGACTTGACCAAGGGGCAGGCAACGCGCGACTTCGCGCAACTGCGGTTTGAGCAGGAGTCGGCCAAAGACCCGAACGCTGGCGCCGCGCTGCGCGACCGCTACTCAGAGCAAAACCAGCGCATCCTTCAAAACTTCGATGCATGGGTTGATGCCAGCGGCGCACAGGCCCCGGACTTGCGCGCAACTGGCGCTCTCGTCGATGACGCCATCGTCAAGCAGGCAGCGCGCGACAAGGCTGCGATTCGCGTTGCCTACAAGAACGCAGAAAAGGCCGGCGAGACGATGGCGCCGGTTGATGTGTCGCCTGTCGTCAAGGTGCTGAATGATTCCGTCTCGGCTGAATCCACGGCCCCCGTGCTCAAGGCTGCGAAGTCTGAATTGGTTCGGCTTGGTGGCGCGTCGCTGGATGACGCCGGCACGCTGACATCCAAGAAGATGACGCTCGGCGACATGGAGCAACTGCGCAAGTTCATCAACAAGATCACCGGCATCGACCCAACCAATCAGAAGTTTGCAGCCGACATCAAGGGCGCAATTGATGCAACCACGGACGGGCAGGGCGGACAGCTCTACCAGCAGGCCCGCGCACTGCGCCAGCGCTACGCCCAGAACTACGAGAACCGCGCCACGATCTCCAAACTGCTGTCCGACCGCAAGGGCACGACAGACCGCGCCGTCGCGCTGGAGGATGTGTTTGCGCATTCGATCCTCAAGGGCGGCCTGGACGATGTACGCAACCTGCGGCGCGTGCTGCATCGCAGCGGCGAGCAGGGGCAGCAGGCGTGGCGCGAACTGCAAGGCCAGACTGTGCAGTGGCTCAAGGACGAAGCAACCAAGGGCGTGACCACGGACGAGCGCGGCAACCGGGTGATTTCGCCCGCAGGCCTGGAGCGTGCCATTCGCTCGCTCGACCACGATGGGCGGCTTGACTTCATCTTCGGCAGGCGCGGCGCGCAACAAATCCGCGACATCAACGATCTGGCGAAGTACGTCCACACAGTGCCGCCCGGATCAGTGAACACCTCCAACACGGCGAGCGTTTTGCTGGCCGCATTGACAGAGGCCGGCGTAACGGGCGGCCTTACCGGTCTGCCGGTGCCCATCGTCTCCGGCCTCAAAGCCCTGACGCAGCACGTCAAAAACAACCGTTTACGCGCTCGAATCAATGACGCGCTGAACCCGTCGCGGCAGATCCAGCAAGAGCCCGCGCGTCCGACCAAGCCATCAAAAAGGACGGTGCACTGATGCTCGCCACAACCTCCCCCTTCCCGCAGTACTTCGATAAGGACGGCACACCGCTCGACAGTGGCGCGCTGTACTTTGGCGCCGCCAATGGAAACCCGCGCACTGCGCCTATCACCGTCTACTGGGACAGCGCCGGCACGCAGCCTGCAGCACAGCCCATCAAGACGGTGAGCGGCTATGTCGTGCGCAACGGAACTCCGGCCATGCTGTACGCCAACTCAGACTACTCGCTGCTGGTCAACGACAAGCGCGGGCGCCAGGTGTTTTATGCGGCCAACTCTGCCGCCTTCAGTCTGTCTTCGCAAATCACCGCGATCAGCGCGCAGATCGTGCAGGTTCAGACCGATGTGCAAAACGCGGCCTATGTCACTTCGCATGCTGGCGGCACGGCTGACGCGATCACGGCGACATTCACGCCCAACATCACGGCGCTGACCGATGGGATGGTGGTTCATGTGCGCGCAGCCTTTGCCAATGCGACCACCACACCCACGCTGACGGCCGGCACCACGCCAGCAAAGACCATCGTCAAGGGCAACAACCAGGCCCTGTCCCCGAGCGACATCCCTGGTGCCGGGGCGTGGTCTGCGTTTGAGTACGACTCGACACTGGATAAGTGGGAGCTGCTGAACCCGGCATCGACGCAATACGCGCCGGCCTGCAGCGGGGCCTTCAAGAATCTGCAGATCAGCACCACCGGCATTTCGGCGATTGTGTCGGTTTCGTTTGATGAGCTGGTTGTGGGCGACGGCGCAGGCCTGTACCGCACGCTGCGGGCTCAGAGCTACAGCATCAACACGGGCGGCACGGTTGGGCAGCCGCTATCCCTGTCTACTGGCACGCTCGCCACGGGCACATGGTACGCAATCTGGGTATGGTCAAACGGCGCCAACTCGACGGCCACCATCGATCCCAGCGGCACCGCGCCGACTGCACCGACCGGCTACTCGGGCGGCGCAAAGACCCGCGTCGGATGGGTTCGCACTGATGGCACGGTCAACAAGTTCCCACTCGGTCTGCTGCAGTTTGGGCGCGATTGCTGGTGGAAGATCGGCACGGGCACCAACCTCATCGGCTACCCGGTATTTGCCTCCGGCGTGAACGGCTCAATCAGCGTGCCGACCTACGTCTCGGCGTCGCTCTCCGCAAGCGTCCCAAGCACGACATGCTCAGCCGTGGTTGGCGCATGGATGGGGGCCAGCACCTCATCGACCACCCTGGTTGCATCCAACAACTCGCACGGCGCGATTGCAACCGGCACCGGGAATGCCCAGCTGATGGTCACGATGGTGTCGCCTGGCGCCGGCCTTTCGATGTACCAACAGGCGGAGATCGTTCTACAAACAACCCAAACGCTTTATGTCGCGATGGACAACGCACTTTGCGGCGCCGTCATTCGCGGCTGGAAGGACAACCTATGAGCGGATTTGCAGTTCGCAACGATGGGCAGGGCTGGCGCGCAGTCAGCGCCCCGAACCAGTGTGGCGCCGATGAATCGTGGCAAGCGGATCAGCCCGCTGCGCCCAAGCCACCGAGCGCGCGCATCACGCAGATCAAGGCAGCATTGCTCGAGATCGACCTGAAGAAGATTCGGGCCATCACCGACGCGGAGCTGACCGGCGACAAAACCCGCCTTCAGACCCTCGAAACCCAAGCTGCAGCGCTTCGCACCGAGCTTGCAACCCTTTAACCATCCCGCCCGCACCGCCAGCGGCAGCGGTGCGAGCTTTGAATCTGGCCGCCTACGGGCAAGAAATGGAAAGCAGAAGCATGTCTGGAATTGAAACTTCAGGAGCAATCGGGCTTGCGGCGGCGAAGCTGGCAGGCGCAAAGGTGGCGCTCGGCATGGCCGGCGCGGCGCTGCTCTACCTATTCATGCCACCAGAGCGCCCGGATGGCAGCTTCAACCGGCGCGAGTTCGCGGCGCGCATGGCTGTGGCCGGATTCTTCTCACTGCTGCTCGGCGACTGGTTCGTCGACGTTGTGAATGGTCTGGTGCCTGCACTCAAGGCCCCGGCTCATCCGGCCCCTTTCTGGCTGGCATGCGGCGCGCCTGGCTGGTGGGTGTCGCGCGCTGCCGCGCTGTGGCTGTACAAGCGCCGCGACAAGGATGTGGGCGAGATCGTGCGCGAGATCCACCCGTGAGCATTCCCGCCATTGCCGCAGCCTGGGCGATCTCGCTGCTCCTGGCGCTTGGTGGCGGGTGGAAGCTAGGCATCGACCACATGAAGGCGAGCGCAGCGGACATCGAAGCCGCGCGAGTCGAAACCCGTGAAGCCGCACAACAAGGAGCCGCCGATGCAATCAGCAAAATCGAAGTGCGCAATGTCACGGTACGCCAAGCCCTGCAACGCGAGATCATCGAAAGGCCGGTGTTTCGTGATTGCCGCTCTGGCCCTGCTGCTGTGCAGTTGCTCAACCGTGCAGCCGGCATCGAACCCATCGAGCCCGCTGGTAGTGGCGTCATGCCCGCCGCCTCCGAGCCTGGCCGATGACAGCTTCGGCGCATGGGTAACCTACGCCGTCGAGATCACCGGGCAGTATGCGAAGTGCCGGGCTGCGGCACTGAGCCAGTGACCCGCAACACCCCACCCACCCAGCGCGGCAGCAACACCACCGAACTGCTGCGCCTGCTGGCCGATGGCCCGAAGTCGCGGTTTGATTTGCGCAAAGCCGGCATTGAAGAGCCTGGGCTGCGCAAGGCTGTGCAATACCTTCGAGACAAGGGCTGGGCGTTTGATGGTGTGGTGCTCACCGACGCCGGCAAGCAAGCCGCGCAGGAGCTGGCAGGCTGGGTCTACGAGGATGCGCCCAAGGTGCCAGCGGATCACATCGTCGAGCAGGTGCGCGAGTGGCGCGGTGTGCGGTGGGGGTAGCCTGAACTGTGTGGGAAGAATCTGCCACACATCCCACACAAACCGCGCATCAAGCGCATGGATCCCTAGGTAAATCGCACAATTTGCCAGCGTGAATAGCGTGCTGGACGGACTTAAAATCCGCCGACGCTTAAAACGTCATGACGGTTCGAGTCCGTTTCCGGGCACCAACAGCGATAGCATCTACTAACTTGCAAAAACCGTGTGGGATGAATCGCATTTGCTACCCCGCCTTTTTCTTGCCGATGGTGGCCACGGCATCAAGCAGAGAATCAGAGCTAAGGTGCGCGTAACGCTTGGTCGATTGCGCTGATTTGTGGCCTAACACAGCGCCCACGGTGTAGAGGTTCACGCCCGAGTTAATCATCTCTGATGCGCTGGAATGGCGCAGGTCATGAAACCTTAGATCGGTGTAGCCTAGACCCTGGGCTGCCTTGCTGAAGCAGCCCTGAACCGTTCTGACGTGGATTGTTCGCGGCCAGCGCCTGGCGATGTGGGCAACCTTCCCATGCACCGGGATCATGCGGCGCTCGCCGTTCTTGGTGTCGCTCAGTAACCAGCCGCGTTCAGTCGGTTCAGCCCTCAAAACCTCACCCAGTCTCATCCCGGAATAGAAGGCGACCAGCGCCACGGCCCGGGCGTCTCGGTTCGTCATGGCTCGGGCTATCTTGAGCATATCCAGCCGCGTGATGTAGCGGTGTCGCTCGTTCTTGACCTTGGGCAGAACCAGGCGCTCAGCCGGGTCGTGCTGGCCTAGGCCGTGTGTCTTCCATGCCCACCGGCAGGCGGCGCGCAGGTAGGCCATTCGGTTTCGGATGGTGGCCGGCTTCAGGTGTGCGGCTTGCTGCTTTGCGTAGGCCCTTGCCACGCCTGCCAGCTCGTCGATGTAGCGCCCACGGTAGGCGGCTTCGCACTGGGCCAGTTCGCGGGTCAGAATCGCTTGATTCTTGAGCCCCGGCGCGTGCTCTGTCAGGTAGAGCAGCAGCGCCTCAGAGATCAGGGGGCGGCGCTTTGCCGCACCAGTTGCAACGGCGAACAATCTGCCGTCTTGCTCGCTTGAGTAGGCTTGCGCGTCTTCACGACTCCACTCTTTCGGAAGAAGTTTTGTAATGCGCTGTCGCTGTCCGTTAACGATACGACTGAATTCGTAGCGCCAGCGCTTGCGGCTTTTGTCGTAGTAGATCGGCATAGCGCTCGGTAAGCCTCCACGTCTGCGGGGTCGAATCGTACCGCGTCGCCGAAACGGTACCCGACAAGCTCGCCTTTTTGGTACAGGCTGTAAACGTGGCGGCGGCTGATGCCCAGTTGCAGGGCTACTTCACTCGCTTTGAACATCACTACTCCTTAGGCTTCACATCCCAAAAGACTGCTGCTCAAGTGGCTGCTGATTTTCTTGAGGCAGCAACTGGCCTTGCGCTTGAGCGCTGGCAATGCGTTCGCAGGCAATGTCGAAATACCGGCGTTCAGCTTCCACCCCGACGAAGCGCAGCCCCATCTGAGCGGCTGCAACTCCGGTGCTGCCTGCTCCCATGTATGGGTCAAGCACGCTGGCTGGCGTGCCGGCCTGCTCAATGCACCAGCGCATCAGAATCTCAGGCTTCTGTGCCGGGTGGTAGCGCTGCTGGCCCGCAGTCACCTCATGGCGGGCGCCTTCGCCCACGCACAGGCCATCCCACAGCAGCCGGAAAATGCGCAGCGGTTGCTGGCGGTTGATCCAGGCCGCTTCGCCGTCGCCCTGGTCGCGGCGCTTGCCGGTCGGCACCTTGTCCCACACCAGCCAGCTCCCTTCGGGCAGCCGGTCATGGAACTTGTGCGCTCCCCACAGCACCACGGTCGGCGCCAGGCCCAGCAGCGGCGCGGGGTCGAAGGGCTCATCGTCGCCCATGATGTCGGGGTAGGTGTTGGGTGTCATCTTCAGCGTCTTGCCGTTGCGCTGAATCACGGCAGTCTCTCGGGTGCCGCCTTTGTAAAAGGTGTTCACCTTGTAGGCTTGTCCGTAGGGCGGGTCGGTCACCACGGCGGCGCACGCAGGCAGCAGTGGGAGCACGTCCCGGCAGTCTCCGTGCCAAAGTTCCGCATTGCCAATCACTACTTTCTCTGCCATCACTACTCCTTAGGCTGCCTCTTGTCCCTGAACCGATCCCGCTGCTGGCGGCGTTGGTGGCCTTTTTTCATGGAGTCTGCTCTCCTTGGCAAAGTGGGCACGGCAGCAAATAGTCGTTCCACGGATCGCGGCCATCACCGTGGCAGCGCTCGCACTCGGGCTCATCGCTGTCGTCGTAGTCGAAATCTTCGTCGGGCTCACACATATCACCGCACCCCCTCAGCCAGCGCACGAATGGCGGCAGCAAGCTCCTCGCATGCATCGCGAGCGGCCCAATCGGCCTCGTCTGCGACTTGGTACTCGGTGCGCTTTTTGTCTGCCAACTTCGCCGCCTCTTTCAGAACAAGCTTCGTGTATTGCGCGAGCGCGTCAGGCGTGAATATGAGGTTGCCATTCGAGACATACGTCCGATTTCCGTAGTCCTTGACCACGACGTAGGTTGCGCCAGCTTCACGCGCCAGCTTCTCCACGTCGAAACCAAGCGCCTCTTTCGACACGTCTTGCGCATGTGTAGAGTCGTTCGGCTTGAGTGGCTCAAATCTCAGTCCGCAATCTGCGCAAGACCAAAAGCCGCTTGGTGCTCCGGTATCTTCATACACCCATGTTTTTATCGTCGTGTGCTGGCACTTGCTATCAGTGTCAGTGGTGCTCATGGTGTGGGTTCCTCCCCGCCAGTGATGCCGGCAGGTGGCGCGGGCAGGGGCATCCAGCTTTCATAAGGGGGCGTGTAGCTGACGCCGTGGCCGCCGATCATTTCAACGTGTTCGGCGTTGTTATGCCAATCCATCCAGCAGCCTTCCTCCTTGAAATCAAAGCGGTGGCACTCTTCTCCATCACTGTCTTTCCAGCGGACAACAACGCACTCGGTCATGTCGTCAGGAGCCGACTCAATCGGCAACCACCCTTGCGCCTGCGGTGCTGCCGGGGCGGATGAGATCAGCGCAACATAACGGTCGATTTTGTTTTCCGGCACCGCCGCAACAGTAGGGTATGCCGGGGCGGATGAGAGCATGGCGCGGGCTTTGTCTCGAATGACGCCAAGCCAATGGCGCCTTGATGCTTTGTCTGATCCGCCCGCCAAGCTGTTCAATGGCTCACTTCCAGCGGTGGCAATGTTCTCGACGAATTCACGCCACCCTGCCGGCACCGCTGCCGCTTGCTCCCCTGGATGCGACAACAGCGCATCGCACACCCGCTTCACCACATCCCGATTCGGCGCCTGGTCGCTGATCTCTACAAAACCACGCAGCCACTTTGCAGCCGTCTGGGCGTTTGCAAATTGCTCGGGGGTGGGCTGTTGCGCCTGGGGCTTGGTGAGGGCGGCTTGCCATGTCAGCCACATCCATTGCGTGTACATGTCGGCAAATTCGTTGCGCTCTTCGCTCCAGTCATCAGCGAAGCTCAAGCCCTCACGTTCACCGATAAGTTTCAAACCGGTGATAAACGCCTCTCGCTGTGTGTCAGTCATTGGGGTGGGCCTTCCTAAGCAACAGCCAGTCGATGAAATTGAGCCAACGATTCGCGCCAGCACATGATGCAAGGTACCCGCACAAGGCAAGCCCGCAAATAGACAGCACGATGGCGATGATTGCTGTCATGCCTCGCCTTTCAAAACCTCGTACAGCGGCACGGCGCGAAGTCCCAAGGCGTTAAGCGTGGCCTCGCTCGGTGCTACTTTTTTACCGTTCATCAAACGGCTAATAAATGATTTGTCTACGCCAGTTGCAAGCGCTGCGGCTCTGACGCCGCCGTGCTTGGTGACGATCTTCGTAACCGCTTCTTCAAGTGTCACCAACTTAGCCATTGCTGCCCCCACCCTGCGATAGCGCCGATTGCACGATCTCATTGATCGTCTCTTCGGCTTGTGATCGAGACTGGCCCAGAATGCCAAGATGCACATGCCATGCCGGCTTAATGCGCTCGACAAACTCGGCAATGCTTGGCTCACTCACCACCGCCCCGGCCTGCTGTTGACCGTCCGCAAAACCTTGTCGATAGTTGACCCAATCAGGCTTGAATGGCGCTGCCTGCGCTGGTGCTGTAGCTGGCTGCGCGGCGAGGGCTTCCAGGTAGTCGAGAATCGTCGTCAGCGTTTTACGGTGCACCGGGACGTATTCGTTATTGTGCTGAACAGCGTCATCGACCCACAGGCGCATGTTGTCCACCAGCTTCTTGCAGCGATCCACCAACCCCACCCGGTCTGCCTGCAACTGACGATCCACCGTAGCGGGGTCAGGAGGGCATTCGAGGTCCGCTTGATCGGGTGGCGACGGTTGGGCTAGGGCTTCAAACACAACGTCGAGAAGCTCGGCCGTCTGGCTGTTTGTTGTGTAGCCCAGCTCTCGAAACTTGGTGTGCAACGCCTCTCTCAATTTCGATTCAGTGTTCATGACTTTTGCCCCTGATGGCCCATCACCCACGCGTCGTCATTACATTCGAGGGCCAGTGGATTTCCTGGGTGAGTGCAACAACCGCACGGCGCGGAAATGAAGCACTCACACCCACGATCACCGTAGACCGCCTCGAAGTCTTCGTTGTCTGCCGCTGAGTCATCGGTCAGTCGAAGGCGAACCATCTTCGGCGGTTTATCACTGGCTTGCGCACTTGACCAGTCCGAAGCTGATGCGCGCATTGGCTCATTCTTTTTTACTGCACGGACTAGTTGGCCGAGATACTTCGGCACGTCGTCGGGCAATCGCATTGCGTTCGGAAGTAGGCTCACGGCCGCTCCTTGATGTTGTGGAGGGATTCGAGGGTGAAAAGAACTGCGAGGGCATAGTCCAGGGTGCTGCGCCCGCGCATAAGTGCCTCGTGCTGCTCATCAGTCATCGGCACAGGCTTGGCGGGCTGTGTAAGCGGGTGGCATTCAGGAGCATCAACATCAATGCCGAACGTGCCGCCCAAGTCGTACACACCGCGAACGTGCAGATACTGTTCAATGCCATCAGGCCAGCGGGCGCGGATCAGATACTCCGGGGTCATTGACGGCCGTGCTGCGGGCTCAGGCTTCGACAGACCATATTCGCGGCCCATGTCCCAAGCCTCGCGTGTCGGCTTGCCTTCTGGATATGGGTTGCTCAACTCAGATCGGCGAGCTTGCCCAACGCCCTGTTCATAAGCCGTGGTGATCTGCAATACCTCGAAGTTGCCAACTTTGGCGGGCTGTGCTGGCTGGGGTGCCGACCACGCTGCCACAGCGCGCCCATACTTGAAGGCAAGCTCTTTGTCCTGCGGCCTCAAATGCTGACCCGTGGCCGCGTAGTAAAGCTGCTCCAGGTCTTTGTCCGCAACAGCCTCGCCACGCTGCGACAGCGCTTCGAGCCATGCGGCGTCGCGTTCGGCGAGTAGGGCGTGGATTTGATCGGCGGTGTAGACGTACTGCTTTTTGTCGGTCTTGTAGCCATCCGCAAAGTAGCCCCAAAACTCAGATGTGTTGGGCGGCGATTGGCGAACTCCGACAATTTCGCCGATGTGCTCAGGCAGCTTCGGCAGGGGTGGGGTGGTGGTCATGTTCTGTTCGTCCTCTTCGCTTTCTTGGCAATTCGTTCTGCCGCATGAGTCGCATTGAGTGTGGGTAAGGTTCGAGAGTGGGCCTCGCCATATGACGTGGCCGCCGCAATATGAGCACTTCACCTCACACCCCCTCAGCGCCAAGTGCGGCGCGATTCCTAATGCTTGCGTAGGCGCCATCAAGCAGGCTTCGCAGGCGGGATACTTCTTTCTCAAGATCGCGATTGTCCTGAACGAGAACGCCATACGCTTCTTTGGCTCCTTCTTCGGCCAATACAAGCATGTCCCGCTCCAGCGTCACGCGGTCAACCTGAGCCAGCAACGCCGCCTCACGCTCTGAGCCCATGCCGTTTAGGCGGGCTTGCTCTTGCACTTCGGCGCTGGCGCGGTCTAGGTCTGTGAGTAGGGCGCGCGTGTCATGCGCGTACTGAGCCTGGGCGCTGCGGGATATCTGGGCATCAACGACGGCAAGCAGTTTGCGCAACCGGCCAACATGGTCGTCGGCGGCCAGCGCCTTGCGTATCGGTTCGTGGGTCATTTGGTCACCTCACCCTTGCTCGGGTCAGAGGCAAGGCCTCGCCAGGGCAGGTTTTGTTTTGATGACGCGAACTCTCGTTCCTTGCCGACGTTTTCGTCGGAGTAACCAAATGTCTTGCCGTTCCACCAGCATTTGCCGATATTCGATGGTTCTCCTTCTTTTCCATACTCGCGCTCATATGCGCCCACTCGAACTGGCCTCACCTCAGGCGGAAACCACCCCGTCAATTTCGGATCACTCACGGCTTGCTCCTGTTGCGCGGGCGATGGCTGCGCGGGCTTTCTTGAAGGGTTCATCAAACTCAACGTCGATTCCTGCCGGGTAGTCACTGGATAGATTGGCCGATACATGGCATTCGAGGGCTCGAAGCGCCTCCAACAGATCAGGTGCGGCGGCAATCAATGCTGCATTGGCTGCCATCTGTGCTTCATCGGCCTCCTGCGATTCCTCGGTTGCGTGGTTGATGTCAAGCAAGCAAATGCCGTGATCGAATCCAGGCGCAACAATGGTCGTGTCTGACCAAGAGTTGTTGACGACCTTCCACGGCCCCGGTGTGTGCGCTTTGTTGGGTTGGGTGGGCATGGTTACTCCCCTGATGAGCCGTAGCCGTCGCCGTAGCCGTAGCCGTAGCCGTCGCCGGAGCCGTCGCCGTAGCCGGAGCCGTCGCCGGAGCCGTAGCCGTAGCCGTCGCCGTAGCCGTCGCCGGAGCCGTCGCCGTAGCCGGAGCCGTCGCCGGAGCCGGAGCCGTAGCCGTCGCCGTAGCCGTCGCCGGAGCGAAACGCATGCTTAGGCATGGATTGACTCCTTGGCTTTTGTGCTGCACGGGATCAACTCACACACGCCGGTAAGCGCAATTTCAGGGTTCACCACATCCAGTTTTGACTTGGCTTTGTTGATGCCGTTTTGAGCGACACCAGACAATGCAACACCGTCAGCGGCTTTCCATGACCAGAGTCGAGTGCTGTTTTTGAGGATGACGCTCTCACCGTCAACACTCACGACTTCGCCCGCATGAACGCCAGCCGAATAGCAGCGCGCAATCACGTATCGACCCACAAACGGATGTGCCGATTGAGTGGATTGCGTTGCGCCAAACAGTGCGGCCAATTCTTTAGTTTGTCCGATAGTCAGTTCATTGATATTCATGTTCTCTCCAGTGGTGGGGGTTACTCAGGCTTCAACTTCAATGCCGACCTTCGCAGCGATTGAAATGAACCACTCCAAAACTTTGACGTACTGCAGCGCGCCGCCATTGGATTCAACAGCCTTGAGGCACACGGCCTCGGTCTGGTCTTTGACGTACTGCAGCGCGTAGCCATTGGATTCAACAGCCTTGAGGCACACGGC